ACGAATTATCTCAATTACAAGTTGAGTATGGTGATACAACAGTTGATTTGGCTGTGTATCGTGGTAAAAAAGTTAAAAACGAAAAAGGTGCTGACGTTAAAACAAACTTTAATTTTCCCGGTGCGGAAATATTAAAGGTTGGTTCAGAATATACCTTGATTAGAATTTCTGATAAAGGTGACTTAGGTTCTAAGGCGGCTTCTTATTTTGGAGGTTACGAAGGAGGATTAGCAAGAGGTGAGTCTAATTGGTGTACGGCAGCAACAGGTTCTGACCACTCACATAGATATAGACAAAAAGGTCCATTATATATTATTATGGCTAATGACGATAAAGGTAAAGTAGGTGAGGTAACAGGATTACCTACAGAAAGATATCAACTTCACTTTCCAGCACCGAGTCAATTTAAATCTCGTGACCAATATTCTGCTGAGGGTAATGTCCCAATTGTTGAATTTTTAAATGGTAAATGGAGTGAATTTAAAGAAATATTGAAACCTGAATTTGCTAAAGGGTTTGTTACACCAAATAGTGAAAACGTTAACATTAGATATCCATCTGATGAAACAGGTAGATTTGTTGCGTTATATGGGTTTGAAGAATTATTTGAGGCGTTACCGGACACGATTAAAAAATTAAATATTGTTAACACTTCAAATGAAAACATTAGTGTAGCACTTCCTAAGTCAATTGTTAGGTTTAAATCGTTAGTGGCGGTGATGTTTCAGAATATGATTAGTTCAATTCCTGATAACATCTGTGAGTTGAAGAACTTGACGTTATTGGCTTTCCCTGATAATAAAGAATTAAAATCAGTTCCGGATTGTATACTGTCATTAAAAAACTTTACATTTTTAAATGTAAACGGATGTCCTAATGTTCAAGTACCAAAAGAATTGGAAAAATATAATGAAGGTAATGGTTATTACCATATGGAAGAATAGATAAAGAAAATATTTATAACAAAAAAACAATTAAAATGAAGATTACAAAAGTATTATCGAACTTAGTTACTGAAGACGCTCGTTTTCAAATTTTATACAAAAAATATGTGTTACCTAGTGGTGATAGAAAAAAAGGTTTACTACCATTTGAGGTTGTTAAACAAATTGTTTTCGCTGACCCAACAACAAGAGTTCCTGAGAACTACGATAAGGAAGGTGCGTCTATTGAGGATATGACAAGTGACAAAATTAAAGTTGGTAAATATACCCAATGGTTGTTGAATCTATTTGTTAAACCATACATAACTAGAGAAGGTTCTAATGAACCAATTGAGGTTGGGACTGATGAGTATAAATCAAAGGCGACTGAATACAGACGACTTTTCTTAGAAGATTTATCTCAATTCACTGAATTATTAGTGAAATATGATAGATTTAAAGGTAGTTTAGAGGATGCCGCTAAAAAAGACATTAACAATGTTAAATCACTTAATGATTTATCTCACTTGAAAGTTAAAGTGGGTGATGAAACGGTTGATTTAAATATGTATCGTGGTAAAAAAATTAAGAAAGAAGAAGGTGTTGCTGCTAACACAAACTTTAATATTCCCGGAGCTGAAATTTTAAAAGTTGGTTCTGAATACACACTAATTAAAATTGCTGACAAAGGTGCTTTAGGTTCTAAAGCGGCATCTTATTTCGGTGGTTATAGTGGAGGACTTGATAGAGGTGAAACTAACTGGTGTACGGCAGCAGAAAACTCAAGTTATTCAAACACTTATAGAAATCAAGGTCCATTATATATCTTCATTGCTAATGATGATAAAGGTAAGGTTGGTCAAGTTACGGGGTTACCATCAGAAAGATATCAATTCCACTTCCCATCTAACCAATTTAAATTTGCTAACCAACACGGTGGTAACATTCCGGTTGTTGAGTATTTGAATGGTAAATGGTCTGAGTTTAAAGAAATATTCAAACCTGAGTTTGCGGCTGGATTTGTTAAACCAAATTCTGATAATGTTGAAATTAAATACCCGGACTCTGCTACAGGTAAGTTCGTGGCTTTATACGGATTTGATGAATTATTTACATCATTACCTATAACAATTAAAAGATTGAACATTATTAACACTTCAACAGAAAGTGTTACAATTGATGTTCCTGAGTCAATCAGTAGATTCCAATCATTAACAGCAATATTGTTTGAGAATATGATTAGTAAACTTCCAAACTCAATCTGTGAATTAAAGAACTTGGTGTTTATCGCTGTTCCGGGTAACAAAGAATTGAAAACAATTCCGGAATGTATTATGAATTTACCAAACCTTACATTTGTGAATGTAAGTAGATGTCCTAATGTTCAAGTGCCAAAAGCGTTAGAACAATACAATACGGGTGAAGGTTTCTACCATATGGAAGAATAATTTAAAAAAAATACTACTATGAAAAATGTTGACGTTGAAATCTACATTAATCAATTTATAACTTTCTTTAATAACAACCCCAATGACTTACTTGAGTTAATTGGGGATGTTTTGAAGGACGACTTCTACGACAGAGTTAAACAACAATCTTTGGATAATGTTAATAACGGTGAGGATGTTTCCTTAACCCAAAAACAAATTATATCTATTGTTGTGGCTCTTAAACAATCTCAAAATGATGAGGTTGATATGGATAAGATTAAGTCCATAATTTATCACACACAATTCGGACATTTTTCCCTTAATTAATTTGTATATTCAAATTTAATATCTTACTTTTGTGGTTCAAAATAAACCTGATGAAAGAAGAATTATTTAATTATACCGTAAAGAAATATCAAGTATCGGAATACTTGGATACCAATCCTATTCGACCTCTTAAAAAAGAGGTTCAGGATGATTTTTGGGGGGTAATTGAAACTACTATGAGTTCAACTAAAAACTCAAGTTATACGCCTTGGGGTGACTTTACCTTTAAAGAGGATTACGATACAGAAGAAAAATTTGTGGAACATTACGGAAACCCACTTGCTCAATTATATTTGAGTAGGGCGATTATCTGTGTGACTAAAGAGAATGATAAAGTTTCCTTCAAGATATTTGATTATAGTAAAACAAGACGTGTTGCTGGTAAATGGTTTAAATTAAGAACTAAATGTCAATTCATCACATTCAACTATAAAACAAATGCGTTATACACAGGTTCATTACAGAATTATCATTTAAAAACAAAATGTCGTAAAAAAATTAGAAGAGTTCTTTTCAATAGTGACCCTATTAATAATATGAGACGATATTTGAGAGAATCATTCAATTCAATAGTTGATAAAAATAAAGTTGATATCCCAACAATAGTTAATCAGGTAATCTCAACCTTTGTTAATGCCATTCCCGGAACTGAACTATATTCTGACTTACTTCCTGAACAAAGAATCTATAAAAGATATTTGGACGCTCAAGGAATTAAAACCCCAAACAATTGGTTTGAACTTATGAATACCTATCCCCAACCAAAGAAGAAAGATTTGGTGAAGTGTGAGTATAAATATATTGACGCTCTAATGAGGGTTCATAATTTAAAGGGGGATAAAGTTAAAAGGGTATTACATAACGTTAAATCATTTGAGGGTGTAAATAATTTTACCAATGCTTGTTCAATATTTGGAGATAAGTTTATTTTAAATCAACCGGACGAGTTTGTTCAATTGTTACTGGAGAAGTCTCAACCCGGATTTCATAATAATATTGGAAAAGGATTGTTAACCAAAAAAGAATTCTCTAATTTCTTTGAAATATATAAATTATTTCAAAAAGGATTAGTTAATAATAATGTGATTGAAGACCACTTTAGATTTTATCGTTTATTGGACGAAATGGAACCGGTTAAATGGACTTCAAGGACTCACGATGAGTTTGTTCAAGAACATTATGATTGGTCGGAAAAATATAACCATTACACAAACGGAGATTTCAATAGAATTTACAACCGAGGGTTTGTAGATAAAATAAATGAGGTTATCTTAACCAAAGATGGTCCATATTTCCCGGAGGTGTTAACAACATCCAAACGATATAACAACGAGTCGTTCTTCCAAAACAATTGTGTTAAGACATATGTTAAACGTGTGGGTTCTGTGTTGATATCACTAAGACGTGGTGAGGCAGAAACTGAAGAAAGAGCGTCAATTGAAATTGAAGTAACTCCGCTTGTGTGGCCGGATGAAATGTATTTTAATTTAAGACGAGTTCAAACCTTGGGAAAACGTAACAGTAGGTTAGATAATAGTTGGGATGATGTTTTGGGTAAATTAGATGATAGAATTGAATATATTGTTCGTGAGAAATTGTTTGATACATTACAGATTGATGGTGAATTTGGGGGGAGAAAAATTTTCTCAGATTACGAAATTAAAGAGTATGACAGAACCGGATACAATACGGGTGTAACAAATATCAAAAAAGGTGTTTATTTAGGGTGGAAAAACGATTCAATTATGAAATTAAATTCATATAATTATAATGTTGTTCCGATAGAGAATGATGAAAACTTATTTGATTATTAATATGAAAGAAATACCACAACATTGCGTAGATACCTTTAAAGAAAGATTTGGGGTTCACCCTAGTTTAGTTGAATATTCTACGGTATTGAATAAAACTGATGTTGATTCATTATTAAGTAAATCACACTTAATTTGGTATCAAGATTTTATTGATGATAATAAAAATGTTGTTCCAAGACATAAGTTATACGAATATGATTCAACCGGGGTTTTAATATATATAAAATATGTTGGAAAGATATTTATTTTGACAAAGGTGGATAAAAAAAATGTGGTGGATTATACACTACAACAATTAAAACGATTAACAACAAAAAAAATTTAAGAATGGAAATTACAACAGAAGAGTTAAAACAAAAAATTGAAAATGGGGATAAATTAATAATTGATTTTTGGGGGGTTCATTGTGGTCCATGCAAAGTTATGAAACCTATTTTTGATAAAGTATCCGAAGAAATGAGAGGTAAAAATTCAGAAGTTCAACTTTATACTATGGATGTTGCAAACAATAGAGATTATGCGGTTGAATTAGGTATTCGTGCTGTCCCCACCGTTAAATCATTCTCAGGTGGTAAAGAAGTTTATTCTCAACCGGGAATGCAAATGGAAGGACAGATTAAACAATTGGTAACTAATTTAATCAATGGATAAGTTAGTAATACTTTTCACGATGAAAGGTTGTCCCCACTGTGAAACAATGAAGAACCAATTAACGGAATCAAATATTCCATTTGAAGTTAGAGATATTAACGAACACGAAGATGAATATGAGATGTTTGTTGAAATCACCGAGAATGAATTTGTTCCGGCATTTATGGTGGTTGAATCACCGGACACAGATGACCACAAGAGTTATTTATACGCTCCGGATAGAGATTACAACGAGATTGAAGAAGGTGTTGAAATTATTAAAGAACATTTTAGAGTATAAAAAAATCCCCATTTTATTGGGGATTTTTTATTTAAAATAGTATCAGGTCTTTTATCTTATCTCTAATAAGCCAAGGTTTCTCATCAAATGGTTTAGTGATATCATCGATGATATTATAACCTTTAATCATATCATTAAATTTTAACATATCAAAATCAAACACATCCAATATCATAGAAATAACATCTTTTCGTGGGAATAAACTCATTGAATGAATATCTATTTGGTTATCCTCGTCTTGTTTAACGGACGAATATTTAAAAGTTAACCTGTTAGTTAGTATTACATCAAATAATTGATTACAGATGTATTCTGAGTAATACATCTCTTGTCTTCCCATACTCAAACTATATCCGTGTGGGAACTCTGATGAGATGTTTAATGGTGAGTAGATGTAATACTCTAAATTACTTGTATCGTCTTCAGAATAGTCTAATTCATATTCTAATCGGGAGGTGTAAGAAATGGAGTTGAATTTAGGTTGGGGTGACTCAATAATAGAGTTAATTAATGTGTGATGGTAAATAGGTCTTATTGAATTATAAAAATCAAAAGTATAATCGGTCTTCTTAGATAATTCTTTACCATACATTATTAGGTCAATCACATTAACATTCTCATAACCAAAATTAGTTAATAATGATTTATGGGATTCAAGGAAAGATTCTTTTACTTTAACCATATCCAAAATCTTATCAGTGTTGGTCATCCCATTAATCACAAAGAATTTACCACAATCGGTTACTTCAATAACAACATCATATTGTTTATCTTTATTTATTTGATTGACGATGTAGTCGGAGAATAAATTAACCAATCCTCTGTTTGAGTTTTCATTTATGTATTTCATATTTTTAAATTATACGAAATTATATAGAAATTAATTTTAATTATAAATGAAAAAAGGGAACTAAATTGTTCCCTCTAATTTTTTACCCCAAACGTTTAGTAATTACTTTTTGTAATATCGTTCAACCACTTTACGAATTGACTCTTGAATAGGTTGTGAAGTCGGTTGACTTTGACCTGTTTGAGTATTCGTTTGTGGTGGTGGAGGAGTCTGATTTCCTTGATTTTTGCATCCGCAAGCCATAATTAAATTATTTTAAGTTTAGTTTATTATTTCAAAGTTATGTTTATAACAAGTTTTACGAATTGACCCATTATTACCATTATTAACTTTTTTTCCTCTTAATGAATTTGAAAGTTTCATTCTAACATTTCTTGGGCTACCTTTAGTAAATCCATTCTGAATTAAATAATCAGCCCCATCAACTAAAGAATCAAATATAAATTCTTGATTGGTTTCAATATTTGTTAATGAAAATGTTTTAATATTTCCATTTTTCTGTAAATTATATTTAGATAATTTAATTTTAACCTCATTATTAAAAGTATTTCGTCTAAATTCATTTACTGTTGCTAAATTATAACCAAATGATAAATTGTTTGAATTGTATTTGTTAATATAAAAATTTTCTTTAACAATTAATTCTTCAAAAGAACAAATTTCTATTATATCAAATAAAAATGTGTCTTTACCATATTTGTTATAAGAATTTTGTAAATATTCATTATCGTGAATATTTTTACGTAACATCCAAAAATGTTTTTTTTCTCTATTTTTTAAATTTACGGAACTACCAATATAAATTTTATTGTCTTTAACATTTAATATTTTATATATTCCACAATTCATACTACTAATAAATATCAATAATAATGATAATAAGTAAATAAATTTTGTATCTTAGCTGATATTTATTGTTATGAGAAGAAAATTGAGACTTACGGAATCCGAATTATATAAAGTTATTAAACGAATCGTTGAGCAAACTGAGGATGAATATTATAAAATATCTCCTGAGGAATACTTGAATATAATGAAATATGCTAGTAATAATGGTAATATATTCAGAAAAATGAAACAATATGGTGGAAAACCATTATATGTTACGGGAGATTTAAATTTAAGTGGTACGAATGTTAAAGATATTGGACCGATTGCTTATGTCGATGGTAAATTGGATATTAGTCAAACTAATGTGTCTAATATTGGTGATTTAAAGGCTAAATCATATATTAGTGATTACGGTTCTCCTCGTGAAAGAATTAGAGATAGACAAGAACTTTTGGGTAAAAAGGCTGAGATGGATTCTAAAAGGGAAGATGATGAGTGGAACTTTCAAAATCAAGATGATGATGGGTTGAAAGCTATGGCTTTATTAGAATGGCTTGAGGGTAATGGTGATATTAAAGTATTGGATGATAGTCAAAAAGAAGAGTTAAGAATATTAACTCAACAATTAGATGAGCTTAATGCTCGCTATGATGATGAAGATAGAGATGGCGACCCAGATGAGAATGTTGAAATATTAAATCAAATTGAGGAGGTTGAAGAAAAAGTTGGTGAATTAACCGAAGATGTTGCGGATATATATGATATATACCCAACAGGGTATGAACATTATGGTTTAACCACATTTGAAGTTTTAGTGGGTGGATTTAAAGATAGGTCATATAGTGTTGGTATTGAAGAAGAAATGGAAAAAGCGGCATTAGAATATGCGGAATCATTAATAGATGAGAACGGAGTTCAAGGATTCAGACAAGAATTTCTTCAGAATTATTTAGATGAAAATGCGATTATTGAATTTGCTAGAGAAGATTATGAATACACAGTTAGGGATAGTCCTGATAGTTACTTTAATGATAATGATTTTGAATTGACTCCGGAGCAAGAAGAAAGAATATCTCAAATTGAATCACAAATTGAAGATTTAGAAGAACAACAAAAAGAATTAGATTCTGACGATGAGAATTATTATGATTATGAAGAAGATATACAAAATCAAATTGACGCTCTTCAAGAAGAATTAGATAATATTGAGGTTGATACTGAACCAACAGAAGATATGATAGATAATAAGGTTGAGGAATTGGTTCGATACGTTAAAAGAGACCCATTAGATTATCTAATTGAATATGGAATGGAAATTAAAGAATTTGTTGATACTGATGCTTTGGCTCAAGGATTAGTTGATGCTGATGGTTGGGGTATGATAAGTAGTTACGATGGTAATTATGATAGTGTTAATATCGCCGGTGAGACATATTACGTAATGAGAATTAGTTAAAACTATTCCTTTTTCCAATTTTTTCCTGTATATTTTAAGTAATATAATATGGGAATGAAACAGAAAAATAAATTTATAATGGATACCGATTGGTTGTTTGACGGTATTCTCGATGCTGAACAAAAACAATATGTATTGTTAGATTACTTCCAAAAGATGAATAAACATCTTGAAAGAATGGAGGTTTACCCAATGTTTATTGAACTTTCATTACATTTAGGTAACATACAGACCTTACTTACACAAAATAAAATTTTATATGTTGATAAAAAATTAACCTCCAATGATGATGAACTAGTATTGTCTGATTTGAAGGTTAAAGATATTCCCGTTTTAGATGATGAGGAAGTAATTGAGTATCACAAAATTTTAAAAAGTAGTCAGCCACAACTGCACGACTATTTCAATTTCGCAAAATCAATTTGGAGTATTGTATATGATTCAATTGATGTTGTGGTAAAGAAAAATAAAAACAATTTACAGAGTAAATCGGGGTTTTTTTCTTATAAAACCTCGGATAATTTATATATTTGGCAATATACGACAAGAAAAATATATAAAACCAAAGGACAAACAAAAACATCTTTAAAATTAATCTACAAAGGACAGAAAGATAATTTGACTATCCCGGAAATTATCTCTACTTTTTCAAAAACATATGAAAAAAACAACGAGTCAGATTACCCAATCTTTGAGGTGTTTTGTAATGATGTATTTCCGTTAGAACAAACATTAATACCAATTTTTAAACGAAAAATATTATCATATGTTAATCAGAATATTAAAATAACTAGAAAACTATTATCATAATGGACAAAAAACAGATTAAAATCTTAATGGATAAGTTACGACAACCAATCCACATCAGTTACATCTCTAAATATATTCTTAGAGAGAATATGGATAAAACCAAACAACAATTAGATACTTTAATATCTGAGGGTTATGTTAAGGAAAGTAAATTAAGTGAAGGGTTCTATGTGGCTATCTAAAAAAACATATCATATAGGTGATGGTTGTCGTCAAACTGTTATTAAATTCTTTAATAACGATATTCTATTTAGTACATCACCATCTGGATGGTTTATTAAATTTAATAGTGGGGTTGGAATTAATGTCACAACAAAACCATTATTCTCTGTGAGAAATGGTTATAAAAAATCCCTTAAATTGGGTAAATATTATTTAGTAAAATTATGAGTGATATCACAAATGAAGTTTTTAAAACAATTGAACCGTTAAAAGAAAATAGGTTTCTTATTAATGTTAATGATGAAGTTAACATTCCGGAATATTTGTTCCGTAAATTCCATATTGAAAATATTGGAGAAGATTTTATTTTCACAACAGAAATTTATCAAACCGTACAATATACATTTAATCCTGTGGATTTAACCAAGATTACGACTATTGTTCTTAAATTTTTAGGTCCGGTAGGTGATTTAGTTGGTGGGTTACATATGTTAGTTAAGGGTTCTAATATGGAAATGATTGGAGATTATGGTAGTGATGAATTATTAAATGTTAGATTTAGATTTGTTGTTAAACCGAACGATATTAACCTATTATGTCAAGATATTAAGAAAGATGAATAAAGAAATGGTAAACCACCCGGAACATTACGGTGGACAAGATAACCCATATGAGGTTGTAAAAGTGTGTGAGGCTTGGAATCTTGACGCGGATGCTTACATTTTCAACGTAGTTAAATATGTTGCGAGAGCGGGATTAAAAGATTCGGATAAAGAAATACAAGATTTAAAGAAAGCGTTGTGGTATTTGAATCGTAAAATTGAACGATTAGAAAATGGAAATTAATAAAGAGTATTTAGAAATTTTATTAGGAAAAGAAATTTTAGATTTCAAAGTGGGGATTACTAAAAATAAGATTACTGAGGTTAAAGTTATTCCTAAATCAAAGGTTCAAGAGATTGAAGTGATGATTTATGTTAATAATGAAAGAATAGATGAGAATGTTGATTGATATTGATGAATACGCGGAAGGTGCGGTCCTATTGGATGGTTTAGAGGATGCTATCATAGGTATTGTTGAGGACTTTGGTTCTCCGGGAAGGAAAATGTTATATTCCAAACCAAGAATATTAAAAATCCTACAAGAAAGAGACCTAATGACTTATGGTGAAGCGGAAGAGTTTTACGATTATAATATATTAGGGTTACACGCAGGTGAGCAGAACGCAGTATTTTTAGATTTAGAGATTACGCCGATAAAAAAAGAAGATGGTTGGGAATATAAATTAACAGAGTAATATGATAGAGACAGGAAAGATAATTAATGGTGATTGTGTTGAGGTTATGAAAACATTTCCTGAAGGGTGTGTGGATTTAATTTGTACTAGTCCCCCATATTCAGTTAACATCAAATATGATGTTTATGACGATACTATTCCCATGGACGAGTATTGGGATTTTACGACTAAATGGCTAACGGAAGCTTACAGGGTATTAAAAGATGATGGTAGAGTTGCGATTAATGTTCCGATAGAGACTAATGTCCAAGAGAGGGGTGGTAGAATATTATTCAATGCGGAATTTTGGATGAAGATGAAAGAAGTTGGGTTTAAGTTTTTTGGTATGATTGATTTAAATGAAGATAGTCCTCATAGAGTTAGACAAACTGCGTGGGGTTCTTGGATGTCAGCATCCAGTCCCTACTTATACAATCCAAAAGAATGTGTTATATTGGCTTATAAGAAAACTAGTAAAAAACTAACTAAAGGTGAGTCACAATGGAAAGGTACCCCAACGGAAATAATTACAGAAGAGGGGAAAGTTAAAAACAAGATGGTTTATAAGGATGAGGATAAAAAAGAATTTATGAATTTGGTTTTTGCTAGATGGGATTATTTTTCAGATACTAAATCATTAACTAAGGCTACATTTAGCTTAGATATCCCATCAAAGGCAATTAAGATATTATCATATAAGAACGATATTGTTCTTGACCCCTTCATGGGTAGCGGGACTTCGGCGGTCGCGGCGGAAATGTTACAAAGACGATGGATTGGAATTGAGTTGTCTCCGGATTACACGGAGATTGCACGTAAAAGAGTTCAGTCGTTAATTGATGAGAGAAAACAATTAGAATTAGAATTAAAAGAGGTTTAACAACCTCTTTTTTAATTTCAGTATATTTATAACTAAAACAAATACTATGTCAAAAAGATTTATAATTTCAGAAGATGAAAAAAGAGATATCCGTTCAAGATACGGATTGGTTAATGAACAAAATGAAAGTCCTGAACTTAAAAAGGGGATTCAATGTTTTCTTAATAAAAAAGGGTTTAGAGACGATAAGAATCAACCATTAAAGATTGATGGGTTATTAGCTGGTAAAACAGCAGCGGCTTTAAGTAAATATCAATCTAAGATTGGTGTGTCTCCGGCTGATGGTGTTTGGGGTCCAATGACTCAAAATAAAATGCCGGATAGTGACGTTCAAATTTTTAAACAATGTGTTTCTGATGAAGGTAGTTTTATCGATAAAGGGTTACATATGTTTGGATTAGATTAATCTAAGTGATTAATATTGTCTCCGGACTTAATTCCTA